GAGAGGATATTGCAATGGAAAATAAATACGACAACGAGAAAAAAGGGTATCTTTGGCATGAGAATAACAGCAGTATTGAGAGGAAGGGGTCTTTCACTATTGATGGTCAAAAATATTACGGGGCGATAGTTAAAAGTCACAACGACAACGGAGACTCAAAATACGAGTTCATGGTATCTGCGGGTCTATTGCATCTGAACACAGAAAAGCAAAGCGAGAAGTCACCTGACATGGGCGGCAAGGTTACCGTCAACGGAAAGGTTTTCAAGCTTGGCGCATGGGCACGAGAAAGCGAGAAGGGTGCGCCATATACCAGTTTGGGTTTTCAAGAGTTTGAAGATGAAATAGGATATGATGCTAATGGGTCACCAGTGGTTGACGATAAACCATTATTTTAATGGATGATTTAACTATAGAATCTTGGCAAGACAAAATCAGGCGGATTGCATCTGATATACAGAATGCAGAGTTTGCTGTTTTCAAGGCGGAAGCTGATATCAAAAAGTTGCAAGCCAATCTGGAGTTACAAGCTATGAGCACAGGCGCGAAGACTATATCCGCTCAAAAAATGATAGCTGATAATAACCCAAAGCTATACGATGCAAGGCTAAAGCATGGCACGGCGAAAGGCAATTTATCAGGATTGAAAATCCAACTTAGAGCTTTAGAGGTCGGTTTTGAAGAGTGGCGCACAAAAAATGCGAATATTCGCTCTGAGAGAAGCAGATATGGGGCATAGACCAAGAGCGCCTAACAATGCAGAACGGACTCATATAGAGCGTGTAGTGTCTTTGGGATGCATTGTATGTCGCTTGCAAGGTCACGGTTACAAGGAAGCAGAATGTCATCATGTGTATTCCAGAGCAAGACTTGATACACACTATCAGGTTTTGGGTTTGTGCATGGAACATCATAGAGGTGGTTTTGATAAATCACCGTACATATCAAGACACCCATATAAAAAAAGATTTATCAGTGCTTACGGAAGCGAAGAATCTTTGTTGAGAGAAACAAAAAAACTCTTGAGGGCATCTTATGGGTAAACATATCAAGCCAATATTGAAGTATAAGAATAGGAAAACAGAGGTTGACGGTATTATGTTTGATTCTAAAAAAGAATCATCACGCTACCTTGATTTAAAACTTCTTGAGAGGGTCGGTGAGATAAAAAATCTTGAACTACAACCAAAATACGATTTTGTGATCAACGACATAAAAATATGCACATACCGTGCCGACTTCAGATACGAGGATAAGAAGGGGAATCTAATCGTTGAAGATGTCAAGGGTTACAAAACCTCAATGTATCGTTTGAAATCGCGCATGATGCAGGCTTTTCACGGTATAACCATAAAAGAAACATAAATTATTGAACTGTAAGTAATTGATATGATTGAGTAAATCATAAAGTCGTGTAAAATACCCAATATAATGTTTGTAATAGTAAACAGACAAGCTATTATTAAGTCATAAATTGATACGGGATAACATGAAATGATAGATAAAGATTTACAAATCGGTTTTTACGGATTCTTCAAGTTCGCAATTTTTCCACAGCTTGTTGGATTCACATTTTTAATAATTGATAAATTAATATAAGGGGTAAATATGAAATCACCAAAATACATTGTTAAAGAAAGTTTCAAAAGAAAACTCAGAGATTTAAACTTCGCCACTTTACAACAAGTGTTTTTTCACATTATTGAAGACAAGGGATATTCCAGAGAGCAAAAAGCGGCATTGTTGAATTACATAGAAGGCAGATTGAAAAGATTGCTCAAGAAAGAAGATTACAATAACCCTAACATGACAGATAGCGAATATGTCGCAAAATGGGGTGAGTGATAAAACTTATATAGAAACTAGAGAGGTGGTGTAATGAGAGTAGCTTACATAAATCCATTAAAAATAGGTGGCGGGCGAGTGAGGATTGCAAGTAATTCAGTATCATGTATTTACAAGAACGCTTACGGGCAAACTGTTATTGTTTCACAAGGCGCTGAGATTTTAGTTACAGCAAGCGTTGATGAAATATCATCTGATTTAAACAAGTCTTACAGGGTGGCAATATGAGCGAATGTTTAAGTTTTTCGGTTGAATGCCCTGATTGTGATGAAGACATGACACCTAACCGTGACCGTTCTTTATACACTTGTGACGAGTGTGATAAGACTTATCATGAATCAGATTTGTATACTTTTTAGGATTAATAATGAATTGGTATAAACACATAGACAACGACAGCAAATATCAGAGTGAGTGTTGCAATCTTTTAGATGAAGATTTGCTTGAAGCTGAAAAGCAAAAGCAAGAAGAATGGCATCATTCTCAAACAGATAACGATTGAAGTTGTATAAATAAACAGTTAAACTATTTGCATGGACAATGAAATGACACCTAAAAGATTACAGGCTTTGAGAGAAGTTCACGGAGTTTCTCAGGCAGAAATTGCAAAATTCTTAGGTTACACGGTCAACGGTGAGCCTAACAGAAGCATGATATCCCGTTTTGAAAAAGGACACGCTAAGATAAATCCGCGCATATCAATGCTTCTCAACAGCTTTTTTCAGATGAGAGGCTCTCAGCAGTAGGTTTTAGTCACAGCGTACCTTACGATTCATAGCGCACCTTAAATACTTTAGTGCAGTTAAGTGACGAGAAGCACAGCTACATAGAAAGGGTTTTTCATTCCCTTGCTCTAGATGGCTTGGGCGCAGTCAGTAGCGGAAGCGCCTACTTTTTCTTTTCGCTTTGATACTTAATGTTAAGACCCGCAAGAGTGCATAGCCTGTTTTTTTCATCAAGACCTTTATCAGTGATTCTTAGAATGTCGTTTTGTTTTTCAACGAAACCTTCAGATATAACTTCTTTCACAGCTTCTCGTGGAGTTTCTTCGCGGAACATCACGGATAAAATAGCGCCCAATCTTCTATTTTGTTTCTTTGATAATGGCATTATACCTCGTACCAATCTTCATTCATGAACATCTTTGCTTCGGCTTCTCTGCGCCTAATTAAACCATCAAGCACTTTGCCACCCGCTTTGTTCCATCTGCGTATTTGGGCGGGCACTTCATCATACTCAGAGTTGTTGAGTTTTTTGAGTAAAGTTGATGAAGATAAGTTCCCGCTACCAAGATTGAACACCCAAGACACCATAGCATCAAACTGGTGCTGTTCTAACGGCACTTTGACCATATCGTTGATATAACCCTCATATTCGTGCATTTCTTCCTGTAACAGCGATTCTGCTTCTTCCTGAGTGATTTCCATATCTTCGGTTACACCCTTAGTTGAGCCATATCCGATTGTCAGAACATTTGCGGCGCATCTATAGGCTTTCAGTTCACAGCCCTCAAACTTTTTTATGAGTGACAATCCCTCTGCACTGATGTTCATATTAGTATGCACCCCAAACTTTAGTTTTTTTACCGCCCCAGTATTCAACCGCCAGATTAGCTTCAATAAGCTTTTGATTAATTGATTCGCCGCCATGATCGTATAAAACCCCCAATATCCTACCGTATTTACCCCGACCCAGACTGTGCAAGACAAAACCTTCATAGCATAACTCGGTGAGCAATGCTTTTGCTTGCAGACCTAGTTTCTTTTCTTCTAGGTCGCGTGTGCGGCTTTCTGGTGTATCTATACCCGCGAGTCTTACTCTTTGATTGCGTAGAACAACATCAAATCCTAACTTAATGTTTACATCTACGGTATCACCGTCTACAACACGGTCTAACTCACATTTATAGACATACGGTCTTGGGTCAGACAATGCTCTTTCGCTCATCTCACTTACCTTTAGGTGGTTGCATTTTAGCTTTGCCGATATTCAAAGCAAGCATATCAATGAATTTGTAAAGTTTTGCAATCCACTCGTCATCTTTTGGTGTTGGCGTTGATGCCGCAATCAAACTAGCAACAGTTACAATCATTGTAGCGTAGGTGACTAAACTCATTAATGTTTCCATTTCTTTCTCCAAGTTAGTGATAATTGACTAATCATCATTATCGCCATCTAGCTTACTGTCATACTCACGATAGTATTTCACAATCGCAAGAATGTTTTTAGTATATCGTTTAACCTCTGCCATGTTCAATGAGAGGTTTTCGTATTGTTGTGTTGTTAGAGCATAATAGGGTATCTGGGGTGCTTTGCCTTCGTCAACCAATTTTAGATATTCTTTCATAAGTTCTGGGGTCAATACTTCAAACTCCACATCAAGCATATTCATTTCTACTGGTAGTGGCGGATGCCACATTGGGGGTCTTTCTTGAATTGTTTTTACCTCAACGGGCAACACTTCTTCTTTCTCAAAGAAGGGCAAGTAAGAGCAAGCACTTAAAAAAAGACTAGCTTTCAGTATCAGTAACTTCTTCATCTTCATCAAATTGATTTGGGTCTGTTATATCAACCAGTTCATTCATAACTCGCTTTGTACCCTTGTTGACTCTGTTTTCTATTAGCTTGGGTTTATTCAGCGCCAGATCATTCAAGTCATGCCTAGCAAACTTACTGCTTAACTCTTTTGCTTCACGCAAGGCATCATTGTATTGATTTGCGAGGTCATTCATTTTCTCTGCTACCTCTGTTTGTTTTGCCAAGTAATTATCAATAGATTCGTTTTGCTCTGTTATCTTTGATTCCAACACTACCTGATTGCCTTTGAGTACGCCTATCTGTTCATTTAGACTCTTGATATACAACCATGACCCCACGCAAACAACGGCAAGTAATGTGCCCAATACAAAAGAGATTTTATAACCCATGTGGATATCCCCCTAGCTTTTGCTAATATGTTTTCACCAAGTCTAGCCCAAATCATATAAAATATACAGTCAAAACTGATTGACTGTGATTGTCTTATTACATGATGTGGTGCAGTCTAGGGTTACAGAATAAGTTTGATTAGTTGACCCTGACTGCGTTGCATTCACCGTGTAGTTTCCTTGTTTGACTAATATATTTCCCACATGAGCGCCACCACCACTTTGAGTTAGATTCACAGTATTGTTATCTGATGGATTGTTTCTAAACTCTATATCACCATCTTTTGCACCACTTCCTGATTGCGTAATTGTGGCATCATTGTTGTTGCAGTTGCTACATGATTTGATATAGGCATTGTGATTGCCTGTTCCTGATTGGGTTATTGTCCATGCTGAGTCATCACCGAATGCTCTCATCTTTGCATAGAAGCTGTTGCCTGTTTGCGTGATGGTATAGACATTATCATCACCTTGCATATAAATCTCACCATAGTTGCTGTTGCCTGTCTGTGTGATTGTGGCAATGTTGTTGTCATCATCTAGGTCTAAATATCCAGTATTATTATTTCCATTTTGAGTAATCGTGTATTGATTGTCAGTATGATTGCTCACCTGTGAATACGCTTTAGCCAGATTGCTAGAGCCATGTTGGTCTATTGTGATGGTGGCATTTGAACAATTATGCGTTGTGTAAGTGCCGTTAGATAATCCGCACCATATCGTAGTTGTATTGTCAGAGCCAGTTGATTGGTCTACTGATATTGTAGTGTCAGACCCTTTGGTCTGTATGTTTATTGTATTGGTATCTGCTTCCAAACTCATTGAATACAGAATAAATACAATAATAATAAAAAAACTAATTAGACTGATTAATGAATATCTCACCTTCACCACCACCATTGATTGTTGCGTTTATTTCTTGACCCGCAGATAAGATAGAAATATTGAAAGCACTATCTTTATCTATCTGTAAGTCTACTGTGTTTTCTACCTGTCTGAATATCGTTAGCACAGAGCCTTCCACGAATGTGAATGTTTGCGTAGTTGGGTCAAATGGCGGTGTAATGCCTTCTATCTCAACACCTTCTAATACATTCACCTCTGCCTGTTTATTTATATTGGTTTCTATCACATCCAACAGGTCAACGAGAAAGTCTATACTGAGTAAGTCTATATCTAGACGGTCTATGTTTTCTAACTCATCTTCTTCTAAGTAATCTGTGTCTAGGTCATTCTCAAGCAAATCAACATCAAGGATATTATCTGCCCTAGCATTTTGTTCTTCTACAGCGCGTTCTGTTTCCTCTGGCGGATTAATGATTAGCAAGTTGTCTATGAAGTCTAATGTCAATCCACTAAGTATCACTGGTCTTGTAGGCATCTGTTCTGCCACTGTAACGACTGTAGCTTGGAAGGCTTCCGTCAAAACCACTGTACCCGCCATTGTGGTCACGGTTATCTGACCGCTAGATGTACCATCTTCATTAGGCAGTAGGATTATTAAATCTCTGCCTGTGTCTGGCTCGCTACTGACTGAAAAACTTGTGCCACGAATGCCAATCGTTGCTGAATTTGTCCTTATCTTCACATTCTCATTTGGTATTTTTCTTTTTGTCTTGCTAGAAAGAAATCTACCTGTACCTCTAATAAAAGATAAAGCCAATTCACTTTTACTGCGGTCACTATCGTATACGAATGAGTCAATAATCACTTTTGAGTGTTCAGTCAAGCGTATCTCTGTGTCATCAATAAATCTTATGGCGATACGACCATTGCCAGTTCTTACATCATCATTTGAGAATATATCTAGGGCTAACTCTGCAAGTAAGCTATCAGTAGTGTTCTCACGCCGTATTTCGCCGTTTCCTTTGAGTTCTGATATAGCCCCTATGTCTGCGTATGATGCAGTAGAAAGCAGTATCAGCAACCAGAGGTACATTGGTCTATATCAATGGTACCACTTGATGTAGTAGATATAAGGCTCAATACACCACTTGTGCTACCGCCACTGTTGGTCTGGTCTACATCAATATTATTACTGTTACCCGTTATCGTGGCAGTAATACTGTGGTCAGCGTTTCCAGTTTGAGTTGTATCTATATCATTGCTGTTACCACTCACTGTCCAGTTATTGATGCACCCTACTACCTCACATGATGCGTTTATATCGTTAGATGTGCCTGTAACTGAGAAATCTTGATTACCCGCAGTAGCCGCCGCGCTTGCGCCTTGCGTAAATGTCAATACATTAGAGTCACCCGTAGCCGTGTAGTCAAAGTCTGTATTTGCTACATCACCTGTGCCACCCGCAGTGATTGTTGTCGTGTTTGAGTCACCTGTTGTTGATGCTGTAAACGAGGTGCTGTTACCTTGAGCCACAGTTGCCGCAACAATATTTGAATCGCCAACGCTGTCAATGTCTACTACCATTGATTGTCCAGTAAAAGTTGCTCTTGTTTGGCTTGTTCCTACTTTGTTGGAATTCCCAATCTGGTCAATCGTCATATTTAGACCCGAACCGCTTTGCGTTATGTATATAAGGTTATTGTCAGCATAAGATACGCTGATAAACATGAGTGCAATCCATACGCAATAATTAAAGACTTTCATCATCATAACTCCACATATTTAGTTCTATGCCTTGCTGAATCAATGCGTAAACTGCTGTTTCTATGGCAATCCTTGTGGCAAGACCTACTGTTTCATTCTCTGTCAAACCAGATTCAATTTCAATGAGGTCTGTTCCTTGATTCTCAAAAACAAACACATCAGAACCCGCACCCGCAGAAAAAAGAGTCTTGCTTGATGATACATTCAACAATATTTCACCAGTTTGCACAAGTACCGCTCTCAAATTTACTGTAACACGGTCACGCCTATAGATATTATTGATACCGACCCCGCGTATTCTAAATGCCGAGCCGCCCGTCTGATAGTTAGTGTCATACGCAACAATGCCACCCTCAAAGATAATCCCTGAGTAAAGTAACGGCATGAGTTTGTTTGCGCCTTCACCATCATAGCTTTCCCGCGTTGATATAATAAGTTGTCTTTCACGAGTCAAATTAGCCAACCCTTGTCTTTCAATGACGGTAAACCAAGAGCCACCACCCGCGTTCATTAGCGCTTCCATTAGCATCAAAGCCCCGCCCTGACTCACCGCCGTGCTGAACAGTGCCATGCGCTCTGACGATTTTCGCTGTCCTGTTAAATCTGGAAAGCTGTACACAGACACCACTGCTTTTTGTTTTGGCGGTTTTAGATTTGTTAATAAATCAAGTGACGGTCTTTCTATTACTGGGTTTTCCTTGTCACCGATAACGGCTAATGGGGCGCAACCATATAAAAAAAATAATAATATTAAGGCACGCATGGCTCATCAGCGCAGATACCAAAAGAGCCAATGGGTATTCGTATTTCTGTGGTAACCCCATCAACATCAAGAATTGTCAAGACTATTTCTGTACCTGTGTTTATAAAGTTAATTGTATTGCCTTCTAAATCTATTGAGCCACCTGTACCGCCACCATCATCAAATAATGATTCAGCTAGGTCTTGAGATAATCTTGATAAAATACGCGATTCTAGGTTTCTGATAAATTTGGAAATGCTTGTGTTATCAGCATCTCTAGCGGCTTCATCTATAGCTGACTGTATATCTTCTTGTATCTTTTGCCGTCTTGTTCTCTCTTGCTCGTCTACCGTAAGTACATGAGCAGAATAACCTACACCACTGAAAGAGGGGTTTTTAAATACGAATACCAAGTCATCAGCTTTTATAGTTCCTGATAAGAAAGAAGCTAATATAGCCCACCCTACGATTAAAAGTTCTCTATCTCTTTTCATGGTAAATCAACCGTAAGCACTTTGCTTGCCAAAGAAAAACATATATACATCAAGCACAATAAACATATAAATGTAATGACATCTTCAGCTATTTGCTTTGTCATTTTTATTTTTCTTAGCCTTTTCATTCTTTTCTTTCAATTCTAGTACCGTGTTTACTTTCTGTTGCAATCTTATCATATCTTGGTCTAAGAGCCGTAATTGGTCAGTGAGCCTAATAATTGTCACCTTCATGGCTTGTACGGCGGGGTCTATCTTGTTGTTGATTGTTTGCCATACGAAATAAACAAAATATCCCAGACCCACCACCATCACGACTTGGAAGCCAAACTCTGATATTAGAGCAACAATATCCATCACTTAAACTTCTTTTGTATGTACTTGATACCCGCATATATTGATAAACCGTAGATTGCAAATAAAGTAAGACTCCCGAACACTATCAAATAGTCTGACGGATAAAGATAAATGAGTCCAAATAGACCATCAACGACTGCTTCAGCATCTCCAACAGGTGATATATTAATCTCGTCTTGCATCTATGGCTCCATCTTCAACGAAATTCTGAGCGCGTGATATACGCTCTAAATCTGGCGATAAATTTAAGGCACTACTTACGCTTGTGTCTATGCGTATCATGTCATTGTTCATGGTTGATGCTCTGGTGATGAGCATTTTTGCAATAGCTTCTACGGTTTTAATTTCGCCTACCAAGCCGTCCATGAGTTGTTTCATAACTAAAAATATAAAGTAAGCCATTGTGATACCGCTTGCTATTGGCAAACCTAATTCAGCGATTAGGTCAAATGCTTCCATTTATCTCAACAAACACTTTTTCAAAGTAATTCATTAAATCACCTTCCTTTCACTCTCCCAATCCAAGTGAATATCCACATCAAATATTTCGGCAAGCTCAAGAGCCATGTTGAATCTTTTTTTATCTATTTTTGTTCTGCAATGATTTAAATATAACTTCTCAAGGTATAAATGTAATGCATCACCCAAAACTTCTTTTCGTAACTGATGTTGTTTGCTCACTAATCTTCTCCTTTAAACTTCTTGCTCTGTCCAGATGTACCCGCATAGATACCAAATACTGCCGCCATAGCACCTGTCACTACAGATACCAAGCCTGCTTGTTCTAGGTTAGGCTCTGGGATTGTCATAAACCAAGTGATAACTTTGTATAGCAAGATAATATATACAGCTACAAAGATACGCGGAAATATACGCCACGCATCTACAGTCTTTGCTAGATGAATCCACTTGTAATAAGGATTAGCGCCTATGTTGTTAGGGCTTAATTCTACTTCTACTTCTACTTTCTTTTTAACTGTTTCTGATTCG